ACACGTGGTTTTACTTCGGCTCCTCATGACCATTATCGAGCAGGAAAACAAAAGTGTGGAGCATTTATTGAAGCTGTAGCCAGATCCCGGTTTAAAACAGGAATTGCTGTGGGAATAAATCCTCATGGTCAAGATTGGAAATTGATCTTTGATTCTGGAATGAATCTTGGAAAGAGTGTGAAGATGGCTTGTGGAGATGTTTCAGATTATGATACTTCAGCTATAGAAGAATTTCTCGATTCTTCAACTAATATCATGAATAAGTGGTATACCAAGGGTATGAAGTATAAAATCATGGATCATCAGAGAGAACATGGTTGTACACACGATTGTCCCATAGTGCAAGCTATAATTGCAAAGAATGCTGAAGACTCAGAAATTAGAGAGCTTCTTGAAGGTGATGCAGGTAAATGGGTTTATCTTTTAGTAGGAAAAGACATTTACTTTATTCAAAATCTTATTTGTTCCGGGTATTACAATACATTTATTAGAAATTCACTTGTGAATCTTATGATGGTATATTATAATATCTATGATGCTTCAGAAAGATTACAAAATATGACTGATGCACATGCAGCTGAGTTTCTTGGAGTTTCTGAACAACAAGCAATGATTTTTAGGAGAAACACTAACAACTTTAAAATTGATGATGACGTTTTGGATAAAATGTTTAAAATTTGGGTTGCAGGTGACGATTTTCTCATGTTTGTAGAAGAAACTTATTCATGGTTCGGCATGAAATTACATGCGAAACTTAGTGCTGAATATGGATACAAATGGACTTCTGCCGATAAGAAAACGGAATTACAAAATTTCTTACCTTTATCAGACGTCGATTTTTTGAAACGAAAATTTGTACCAGACAACGGTCTTATTTATGCTCCCATGTCTTTAGATAATATTCATGAAATTGTGAATTGGCAAGACAGGCACCAAGATAGGAGAATTGCTGCCCATGAAAGAGCTCTTAGTGTTTTACAAGAGTTATTTCATCATGGTCCTAGAGTTTTTGAAGAACACAAGGAAATTTTAAATAGATATTTGGAAACTATTAATGCTGAGAAAGTGAATAAAACTTGGCAATATTTCTTTGAAGCTTTTATGGGAGGAGCAGAACCTGAATCAGAAATACAAAAATATTGGGAACAGTGTTACAATATTGAGCCCCAAAGTTCTGATTCTGCCGTTGTTGATACTGAAGCAATTGGACCCAATATTACTGAAGTGACTGATGTCCACACATTCAGAGATAATTTACAAAAAGTCATAATGGACACATCAAAGATGTCGTTTCAGTCGATTCACGCTGAAACTGACCCTTATGAATTTCACGGATTAGAAGAATCATTAGGGAGAGAATTTTTAGTTAAAACTATTAGTTGGACTAGTACACAAACTTTTAACACAGAACTTGCGCGAATTTATTTGCCTTATGCTCTGTTACAAGCTAGTACTTTCCTAAGGGAGAAATTGAAGAATTTTGAATTTTTCAGAGCAGATACTTGTGTTTCTATACGAATAAATGCTACAGGATTTCACTCAGGAAGACTGATGGTTTCTTACTTACCCCACAATGCATCAAGCAATCCAACAACGAAATGCTGGAAGTTAAACAATGTTTATACTATGAGTACATGTCCCACAGTTTTACTTTCAGCTTCGACACAGGATATTGTGAAATTCGTTATTCCGTAC